GAATTCCAAGTATTGATGTTGATGCGGATGGTACAGTTTTATTAGCACCATCAATTGGTAATATTGGTATAGGAGTAACAAATCCAACACAAAAACTTCATGTTTCAGGAAACTTAAGAGTTACTGGGGCAATTTATGATTCCAATAATGATGCGGGGACAAATGGATTTGTTCTTAGGTCTACCGCAACAGGAACTGATTGGGTAGATCCAACAACAGTTTCTGGACTACAAGGTGTTCAAGGTATTCAAGGTAGACAAGGAACCACTGGAACTCAAGGTGTTCAAGGTATTCAGGGAACCACAGGAACTCAAGGAACTACAGGTTCTCAAGGTATTCAGGGTATTCAAGGAACCACAGGAACTCAAGGAACCACTGGAACTCAAGGAATCCAAGGAATCCAAGGTATTCAAGGTAGACAAGGAACCACTGGAACTCAAGGAACTACAGGTTCTCAAGGTATTCAGGGTATTCAAGGTATTCAGGGAACTCAAGGAACCATAGGTTCTCAAGGAACCACAGGTTCTCAAGGAATCCAGGGAATCCAAGGTATTCAAGGCAGACAAGGAACTACAGGAACTCAAGGAACCACAGGTTCTCAGGGAATCCAAGGAACCACAGGAACTCAAGGAACCACAGGTTCTCAAGGAATCCAAGGAACCAAAGGTAATGATGGAAACTTTGGTGGAGCTACGTTTGATTATACATTCAATAATGACCTTACAAATTCCGATCCGGGAGTTGGATTCTTAAAATTCAGTAATTCAGATATAACTCTGGCGTCAGTACTCCATATAGATGATCAAGATGATAATGGAACTGATATCCAACCATTCCTAAGAACTATTGATGATTCCACATCAACAATTAAAGGACACTTCAGAATTTCAAATAGATTAGATGCTTCTGACTTTGCTCTGTTCACAATTTCGGGTATTACTGAGCAGACTGGATACTTTAACGTAAGTTGTGCTTATGTCTCAGGTAGTGCAACTGCATTTACTAATAATGAAGATGTAATTATTACCTTTGCTAGAACAGGAGATAAGGGTGATCAAGGAATCCAAGGAACCACAGGTTCTCAAGGTATTCAAGGAATCCAAGGAACCACAGGTACTCAGGGCATCCAGGGAATTCAAGGAAGACAAGGAACCACAGGTACTCAAGGAACAACAGGTACTCAGGGCATCCAGGGAATTCAAGGAACCACTGGAACTCAAGGGACCACTGGAACTCAAGGAACCACAGGTTCTCAAGGTGTTCAAGGAAGACAAGGAACCACTGGAACTCAAGGAACTACAGGTTCTCAGGGTATTCAGGGAACCACTGGAACTCAAGGAACCACAGGTTCTCAAGGTATTCAGGGTATTCAGGGAACTCAGGGTGTTCAAGGTATTCAAGGTGTTCAAGGAAGACAAGGAACCACTGGAACTCAAGGAACTACAGGTTCTCAGGGTATCCAGGGTATTCAAGGAACCACAGGAACTCAAGGAACCACAGGTTCTCAAGGTATTCAGGGAACCACAGGAACTCAAGGAACTACAGGTTCTCAGGGTATCCAGGGTATTCAAGGAACCACAGGAACTCAGGGTGTTCAAGGTGTTCAAGGAAGACAAGGAACCACTGGAACTCAAGGAACTACAGGTTCTCAAGGTATTCAAGGAACCACTGGAACTCAAGGAACGACAGGTTCTCAAGGTATTCAAGGAACCACTGGAACTCAAGGAACTACAGGTTCTCAAGGTATTCAAGGAATCCAAGGTATTCAAGGTAGACAAGGAACCACTGGAACTCAAGGAACTACAGGTTCTCAAGGTATTCAAGGTATTACTGGTCCAGTAGCAGGTTCGGCCAACCAAGTAGTTTATAAAGACTCATCTAATAATCCAACTGGTTCTAATAACTTAACATTTAATGGAACTGCTCTCAGTATTGGAACGATTATTGATATTGTTCCTTATGATACTGTTAATTCAGGCACTCTTTCCTGGGAAGCATCTGCTGGACAGTTATTCTCTATCAGCAATAATCTCACATCTGGTTCTATTTTCTCTGTTAATGATGTTTCCGGAATTCCAAGTATTGATGTTGATGCAAATGGAACAATTGAACTTGGACCTTATGGCGGAAACATTGGTGTGGGTGTAACAAATCCAACACAAAAACTTCATGTTTCAGGAAACTTAAGAGTTACTGGAGCAATTTATGATTCTAATAATGATGCTGGAACAAATGGATTTGTTCTTAGGTCTACCGCAACAGGAACTGATTGGGTAGATCCAACAACAGTTTCTGGACTACAAGGTGTTCAAGGTATTCAAGGTAGACAAGGAACCACAGGTACTCAGGGCATCCAAGGAACCATAGGTTCTCAAGGAACCACAGGTTCTCAAGGAATCCAGGGAATCCAAGGTATTCAAGGCAGACAAGGAACTACAGGAACTCAAGGAACCACAGGTTCTCAGGGAACCACAGGTACTCAAGGAACCACAGGAACTCAAGGAACTACAGGTTCTCAAGGTATTCAGGGTATTCAAGGAACCACAGGAACTCAAGGAACCACTGGAACTCAAGGAATCCAAGGAATCCAAGGAATCCAAGGTATTCAAGGTAGACAAGGAACCACTGGAACTCAAGGAACTACAGGTTCTCAAGGTATTCAAGGAACCACTGGAACTCAAGGAACTACAGGTTCTCAAGGTATTCAAGGAATCACAGGTATTCAAGGTCCTGGTGGATTAACAACAACTAATGCGGACACTCTCGACACCCTTGACAGTTCTCAGTTCTTAAGGTCTGATGCTGCCGACACTGCTTCAGGAAGAATTCAATTTACTGCTAATAATGATGTTTTAGAAACTTCAACAGGTAGTTTAGGTAGTATAGAGATATATCAAGATACTGCTAGCGCAGATGCATTTATGGCATTCCACGTTGCTGGAGATTTCGCAGCATATTTTGGATTGAAAGGAGATATTAATGACTTTGCCGTTGGTGGTTGGTCAATGGGCAATGTTTACTATAAAGTATGGCACCAAGGGAACCAGGGATCTACTTCTGGCCTTGATGCTGACTTACTTGATGGACTCCATGAAACTACATTCTTCAGAAGAGCAGTTGATACTTGGAACACTTCGTCTGAGGGAATTGGTAGAATCTATTTTGCATCCAGTGCTAGATCATATTATAAATCTCCTAATGGACATGAATTTAGAAGAAATGCTACTGATACTGCCACATTTACTATAGATGATAGTGGAAATTGTACTGCAGTTGGAAATGTAACTGCATACTCTGATATTTCACTGAAAAAAGATATTGAAGTTATCACTGATGCTATAGAAAAACTTGAAAAAATAAATGGAGTTACTTATGCCAGAAATGATATTGATACTGACAGAAGATATTGTGGAGTGATAGCACAAGAAGTTGAAAAAGTTCTTCCAGAAGTTATTGAGGAATCTGACGATGGTATAAAATCAGTTGCTTATGGCAATATGATTGGATTACTCATCCAAGCAATTAAAGAGCAACAAAGTCAGATAAATAGTCTCAATCAACAAATTAATGAATTGAAAAAAGAAGAACATTCATGATAAGTTAGAAACGACTTATGACATTACCTGCTTCAGGATCAATATCACTATCAGATATTCACCAAGAGTTCAGTGGGGATACTGCTCCAACTACAGCAGGTCCACTAGAACTTGGTGAATATTATGGTCAGGATAATGCTCCAACGAGTGGTGCTATAAGTTTTTCAAATTTTTATAGTACAGATGGTGTCCCAGCAAGTGGACTTCAACTTCATTGGGATGGGCAAATATCAGAGAGTAACGCTGGTACAGGTGGAGTTGAAGATATAGGAACTTTTGACAGAAACGGAACCCTTACAAATGGAGCATCTTATAGTGCTACTGATAAGGGTATCATAGTGTTTGATGGTGTTGATGATTGTGTTAATTTTACGGCGTATAAAGGAATTACAGGTGCTACAGCAAGAACTTCTATAATATTTGTAAAACTAGACGCGGCAACACCATCAGTAGTTCAAAGAATATTTGCCTGGGGAAATCCTGCCACTAACGGCCGAAAGTGGTCAATGGAACTACTCACCAATGGCTGTTTTAATATGGGTGTTGGTGGTGGATATAAACAAACTTATATTTCATTTACAGGAAACCAGTGGAATATGTTTTCTGCTACCTGGGGTGGTGGAAGCGGATTTCCTCCTACAGACCCAATAACATCTTTTGCTGTTGTTGGTTCTGTAGTCAGTGGAACTGGTGTTCCCGGTGGTACTACCGTTACTGCCATTGATGCGAGTACAAATACAATTACTCTATCAAACAATCTTAGTAGTACAATATCATTAGCAACTCTCACTTTCACAAACAATTATCTTCTTGCGACTGGTGGTTCTGGAGGTTCTTCTACTGATAGTGGTGCTAGTGGAGGAGGAACTGGAGGAACTTCCAGTGGTCTTGAAAGAGATGGTGGTGGAAACGGCGGATCAGGTGGTTCTACTAGTGACTCAACTACTGGTGCTGGTGGCGGTGGTGGTGCTGCAGGATATACTGGAAATGGTGGCGAGGGTGCTGACAGAGGTGCTAACAATGCGACTTCTGGGGGAACTGGTGGAGGTGGTGGTGGTGGTGGCAGCGGCGGTGCTAGCAACGGTGGTGCCGGTGGTGGTGGAACAGGTCTAAGAGCAGCTGGTCAGACCAACAGTGGTGCCGCAGGAAGTGGAACCACAGGTGGCGGTGGTGGATCGGGTGGAACTAATGGAAGTAACTCTACTGGAAGTACTGGTGCTAATGGAGGCACTCAGTATGGTGGTGGTGCTGGTGGTGGAAGAAATCTTGCTGATGGTGGAGATGCTGGACCTGGAGCAGCAAGAATTATTTGGGGTGCTGGTAGGTCTTATCCAGCAACAAGTGTCGCAGATAGTGGAACCAACCAATCAGTTTTCACTACATCTGGAACATTTACCGTTCCAGCAGGAGTCACCCAAATTTCTGCGGTTGTTATTGCTGGTGGTGGTGGTGGAGGTAATGCCACTGATGATGATGAACCAGGTGCGGGCGGTGCTGGTGGTGGTCTAGCATATGGTACTTGGACTGTTACGGCAGGAACTCAATTTACAGTTACCATTGGTTCTGGAGGACAAAATGGTGTAACTGGTGGAACTGGTGGTTCTTCCAGTATTTCGCGTTCAAGCACAGCATCTGCGACTGGAACTATAGGAACCAATACAATTGTAGTAGGAACTCCTGGTGGCAATGATACTCCAAATATTACCTTATATCACAATGCTCAGCAATTAGTTAATTATTTTACTTCAGCACAGACTATTGATACATCTAATGATATTGATGTTCAGATCGGAACAAATACAGGATTAACTTACACGGATGGTCAAGTTGCGAAAGCTTTAATTTACAATAGAGCACTTAGTCATTCTGAAATCGCACAAATTTATAACGCAAAGGCAGTTGCTCTCGGACTATCTCAAGCAGCAGCAACAACTGAAGCGCCTATCGTAGTAGAATTTGTAACAGCAGGAACTCATATATTTGGAGCGGGTGGAAATTCATTTACAATTACTGGAATTCAATCTGGAGACTTTATAATTGTTGCGGGAGCAGCAGACAATACTAACATCACTGGTCCAACTGGATTCACTAATGGTGGTAATGATGGTGGAAGTAGTGAACCTGTTAGTTATTGGGGATATGTTTTTGCTACAGGAACATCATATACGGTTAGTGGATTACAAGGATCAACAACAGCAGGCAGTCAATGTGTCTACATTTATATGGTCTTTAGGAATGTAAATGCTACAACTCCTATTGATGTTTCATCAGGACCTACAGGTTCCTTAGACCCACCATCAATCACAACTAATTTTAATGGTTGTATGATTGTTGCTTTGGCAATGGTTGATGATGACAACCAGGCACCTAATGTGACTGCTCCAACTGGTTATACTTTGGCTGCTGCTGAAGATGTTGGAACAACAGGAAATGACCTTAACGGAGCAACTGTTATGGGAGCATATAAGCAACAAACTACAGCAGGAGTTGAAAATCCTGCAGCATTTACTATTGGTAGCACTGATTCGTATGATTCTTATACGATATCATTAAGATCGGTACTAACATAAATTAATTTAGAGTTTCTATTTTTGTATGAGATACGCAGTCATAGATTCTAACAACTATGTTGTAAATATTGTTTTATGGGATGGAGTTTCCGAATGGTCACCAGGACCAGGATTGAGTTTAATACAAATACAAGAAGAACAATTTGTTGATATTGGGTGGACTTATGATGAAGAAACTGGTTTGTTTATAAACCCAATACTGCCAGTCGGAATTGGGACCACTTAAACCTATAATAAATAGGCATATATTTACACTATGCTTTTGTGTATGAGAAACTTTGCAAAACTTGCCTTGGAGAACGGTGGATCTATTCACCCTCTAATTATTCCATCAAATTTAACAAACGGATTAGGATTAATGAATCCTTCTGTTTTAGTTGAAGATGGTAAAATAAAAATAATTCTAAGATCAGTAAATTACACTTTTTACCACTCGGAAAAGAAACTATTTCAACACGTTTGGGGTCCATTAACATACGTTCATCCTGAGAACGATATGCATTTAAGGACAATAAATTATTATCTGGAACTGGATAATGATTTTAATATTGTGAGATACAATAAAATTGACACTTCAAAGTTTCCAGAAAAGGAATTGTGGGATTTTGTGGGTCTAGAGGATGCCAGGATTTTTCGTTGGAATGGAAAATTATACACATCTGGAGTTCGTAGAGATCTTGATACTATTGGAACTGGGAGAATGGAACTATGTGAGATTGTAGTTACTGATGATAAAGTAGAGGAAATATCTAGGTTTAGAATTCCTCCTCCAAAAGATCCAAATTCTTATTGTGAAAAGAACTGGATGCCAATTCTCGATTTGCCATATCACTATGTAAAATGGGGAAATCCAACGGAAGTAGTCAAGGTTGACCCAGAAAATAAAACTTCACAAACAGTTTATTTGGGAGAGCAAATTAATTTACCAAGAGATCTTCGTGGCGGTTCTCAATTAATTCCTATTGGAGATTACTATCTTGCGTGTACTCATGAAGTATCTTTATTTGATAGTGAAGTTGGAAGAAAAGACGCAGTTTACTATCATAGATTTATTGTCTGGGATAAATCTTTTAAAATTGTCTCTTACTCAAGAGAATTTAACATTATGGATGGAGATGTTGAATTCTGTATTGGTATGGCGATTAAAGACGAAAATATATTAATGACTTTTGGATTCCAAGACAATGCTGCTTATATTTTAAAAGTTTCGATACAAACAATTTTGGAGTTTATCAATGAGAATAATTGATTGTTTTCCATACTTTGATGAAAAAGAATTGTTAGAACTTAGAATAAACTTGCTTTATGAACATGTAGACAAGTTTATCATTTGCGATGCTGATAGAAGTTATGACGGTAAACCTAAACCATTTACATGTAAAAATGTTATTGATACATTAGGACTTCCTCAAGAAAAAATTCAAATTTTGGAAGTAAATCTCCCAAATAATCATATAAATTCTTGGACTTCTCCTAGTTTGTTGAGAGAAAGAATGCAAAGAAATGCAGCAGAATCTCTTATGGAGGATGGTGATATTTTTATCATTAGTAATTTAGATGAAATTATCAATCCAGATTTTATTGAGTATTATTCAAATGTGGTAACACAAAATCCGAATAATATTCTTAGGATTCCTATGGCATTTTTAAAAGATGGAGCGAATTCTAGAGTTTATGGGCATGATAATCAACCCATTACTTGGAATGCTGCTTTTTTATGCATGAAAAATCATTTGAATGAATACACCTTTTCTGATATTAGAGAGTCTTATATTAAACAATCAAATTACATACAATTTCCTAATATTTTTGTAACAGAAAACAATGTAGTAGAAGATGCTGGATGGAAATTTTTTATTTCAAACAATTTAAATGAAGTTGTAGAAGAACATACATTAAAACCATACCCATTAAATCTTTTACCCCAAAAGATTTTTGACTTGGATAGAGTTAAAAAATTTCTTGCTGTCATTTAAAGATTTTAAATAATGAAAAATATAGTGTTTCATTGCAACTCTTTGAATGAGAGGGGAACATCAGTTTCTGTTTTTGATTATGCTTTTTATTGTAGAAAATATTTGAACTTAAATCCATTCATTATGTATGATTTAAATTATGAAAATAATGAGGATTCTGTTTTTAATTTTAAAAAACAATTCGAAACCATTGGTTATAACTCATTTATCAATGTTCAAAGTTTTATAGACAAAAAAAATATTGATTATTTTTATGCAATTAAATATGGAACAACAGATGGAATTTTAGTAGAAAACTCTAAGAATTTAATTCATTCTGTTTTTTGTTCTGACACATCTCAAATTCACGGTGATAGATATGCCACAATTTCAGAGTGGATGACTAAAAGATGTAACTATCAAATACCGTTTGTACCACATATGATAAATCTTCCATCCAATGAAGGTGATTGGAGAAGAAAACTTAACATTCCCAAAGATGATGTGGTAATTGGAAGGTATGGTGGAAAAGAGACATTTAATATTGATTTTGTCTCAGAATGTATTCTGGATATTTTATATGAAAGAAGTGACATTTGGTTTTTATTTTTAAATACTGAAAATAAAATAAACCATGAAAGATGTTTATATTTTGATTCCATAATAGATTTACATAGTAAGGTCGAATTTATCAATACATGCGATTCTTTTTTACACGCAAGAGATTATGGAGAAACTTTTGGTCTTTCTATTTTAGAGTTTGCTTCTAAAAATAAGCAAATAATTTCTTATGATAATGAAGAGTTTCAAAATAATCACCCTTTGGGCGGAAGAAATCATTTTTTATTTTTAAGAGATAATTGCTATAAGTACTATGATAAAAGTAGTCTTAAATATATTCTTTTAAATATTAGTAGGAATAATCCATTTGATACTACATATTTAAATGAAGAATTTTCTCCACAATCTGTAATTAAAAAATTTGAAGAGGTTTTTATAGAATGAACTATGCTTATATTTTTGTCGATAACTTAAATGGACATTCTTACAAAAATGGTTTAGATGAATTGAGAGCATCTATATCCACATTAAAGAAAAATCAAATTTATAATACCATTCAAATTTTTAACAATGAATTTGATGGAAAAAATGTTGAATATTTTGGGGTGGAAAAAATAGTTCACAATCATTTTAACATATCAAGAAATTATGGAGGTTCAAATAATATAAACCCAATCAATATTCTTGTGGAAAAAATAATTCAACTCATGAATTTTGATGAAAATCAAGATATTGTTTTAATGGATATTGATACATCTTCACAAAAAACAATTCCTAAAGATTTTTTTAATTCCAACTATATTGTTTTTGACACTGTCGAGTATCCGATAATGCAGTGGAGGAACTTGGATAAAGTTCTTCCACAGATTCCTTGGAAAGATTTTGATGTTAATTTTGACAGTTCTTTTATGATGTATAATACTGGAGTAATATACATTCCAAAGAAATTTAGAAAGGAACTTTGTGAAAAGGCATTAAAACTTGTTGATTATATGAATTATAATTTTGATCCATCTGAAAGGTGTGGAAATAAATTGGATGAGCAAATTGCTTTAAGTATTGTCTGTCATGATGCTTATGGAAGATTTGGAAATATTAAATATTCTTCAGATTATATTCATCATCATTGGGAAGATAGACAAAAAGGTATAGAGTGGTGGAAAAAAATAATAGTTGAAGATAGATTCAATGACTTTATTGAATCCCATTATCAAACATGCGTGAAGCAGGTTAATCAAATTAAATCTATTCTGGAAAAAAAGGTTATTATTGATGTTGGAAGTAATATTGGTCTTTTTTCTAAAGCAATAGCAGAAAATGTTGATTATGAACACATTTACTTATTTGAACCATCGATAGAATATTTTAATAAAAGTAAGGAAATATTAAAGAGTTTTTCCAATATTACATATAATAATTGTGGTCTTGATTTATGTAATAAAAAACTAACTCTTTTTAAAGACAATAAAAATATCGGGTGGAATACCATCTACACTAAAGACCCAATGCAGAGTGAGACATTTTATAAAAAAATGGTTTCTGAGGAAATAAATGTTGTCAAACTTGATGATTATTACAAAGATATAGAAGATGTTGGTTTTATAAAAATAGATGTTGAAGGTTATGAAAGAAATGTTTTGGAAGGTTCTTGGGACATAATTAAAAAATTTAAACCTTATATTTTAATAGAAGTTTCTTGGGGTACAAATCATCCAGATTGGGAACTTAACAAGAACACTTACGAAAAGTTATTCTCGCTAGGGTATGAAAAAGTAGATTTTTCAAATCATACTGAAGATATTTTATTTAAACCAATAATCAATGTAAATAAACTTCCAATTTCGATAGGAATTCTTTCTTGGAAATCAAATCAAACTCTAAGAAATACTCTAAACTCTTATCAAAGGAATGGATTATTTGATATTGTCGATAATGTTGTATTATTTTTTCAAGAAATTTCCGAAGAAGATAGAATTCTTGCCAAAGAATACAATCTTCCATATATTTCAACGGAAGAAAATATTGGAATAGGAGGCGCTTTTATAAAACTTGCAGAGGTTTTAAAAGAAGAAAATATACTATTATTGGAGCATGATTGGGAACTAACTGAAGATATCAAAACAACATTTTTACAATTAAAGCAAGGTGTAGAATTATTAGATAAAGATTATAATTGTATTAGACTTAGAAGTGTTGAGAATCCTGGTCATCCACTTTACTCTCAAAATGTCTATGAGGGAAATGAATTGAATCATTACGATCCTTCAATAGATTTAATATCTCCCCATTTATTTGAATGTCGACATTGGATACAAAATGTAGATGAGGTTTTTCCAGATAAAATTAAAAAGGAAAATAATTACTTTACAACAACAAGTAGATGGAGCAATTTTACAAACAATCCTTGTTTATACAAAAAAGATTTTTATATAAGCAGTATACGCCCCTTTGAGAAGAAAGGTTCTCTTTATGATGGTTTGGAGTTGAATGTTAGTCATTGGTGGGGAAGGCAAGATTTTAAAATTGCTTGGGGTAAGGGGATTTTTACACACAATGATATTGAAAAATATGGACCTAATACTACAGTCTAAATAAGATAGTTTATTACCAAAGTAATCATAATTAAACAAAGACAATTTGTTAGAGGTGATTACAAAATCATACTCAATAATGAGTGAATTTATTATTAAATGGAAATCTAAAGCTATGTTAAGAACTGACATCATAAACATTTTGATTAAAAAGATTGGTGCTAAGAAATATTTGGAGATTGGCGTTTCAAATGGAATTAATTTATCACAAATAGATTGTGAGTATAAAATTGGAGTAGACCCCGATCTTAATAGTCCAGCAAATGTTCATTTAACTTCTGACGATTTTTTTTATAAAAATGAAGAAACTTTTGATATCGTGTTTATAGATGGATTACATCATTATGACCAAGTTTATAAAGACATATTGAATTCTTTAGATGTATTAAATGATGGTGGATATATCGTTTGCCATGATATGAATCCTTGGCAGGAAGATATCCAAATAATTCCATACAATCCACAAATTCACACTCTCTGGACTGGAGATTGTTGGAAGGCATTTGTTCGTCTAAGAAGGGAACGAGAAGATTTGGAAATGTATGTGGTTGATACTGATTGTGGATGTGGAGTAATAAAAAAAGGATCCCAAAAATGTTTAGAGGGGAATGAAGATTTAAACTGGGGTAATTTGGAAAAAAATCGTCAAGAATGGTTGAATTTGATTTCTAAAGAAAATTTTGTAGAAAAAATACAATATACAGTTTCCAATTCTAATGACTTTGATAATCTATTAAGGACCTATATTTTTTCACCAGAAGATCCTGAAAATAATTACAATCTTGGTGTTTACTATGAAAAAATTGGGCAGACTGCTTCAGCAGTCTCATATTATCTAAGAGCGGCGGAAAGATATGATAATGCTTTATGTAAATATGAATCATTAATTCGTGCTTCTATCTGTTTTGATAAGCAAGGTACTAGAAATTTTACCGTGAAAAGTTTACTTTTACATGCTCTAGCAATATGTCCCAAAAGACCAGAGGCATATTATCTAATGAGTTGTCATTATGAAAAATCTGAAGGTGATGGTCATTGGAATGACTGCTATACAATAGCATCAATAGGATTAGGAGTTTCGGAATTAAATCCAGAACCACTAAAAACAGATTTAGGATATCCAGGAGAATATGCTCTTATTTTTCAGAGAGCATTAAGTTCTTGGTGGTGTGGTCTATGCGAAGAATCTAAGAGTACATTTTTAGATCTTCTGGAAAATTACAATATGAATGAGCAATTTAAAAATTCTGCTATAGAATGTTTAAAACTAATGAATTATGAGTATGATACTACTATCAGTCTGACTCCTTTTAGTAAATATAATAAAAATAAATTCGATAGACTAAAATATAAATTTAAAGGATCTGAAAATATTAAAGAAAATTATTCGGAAGCATATCAAGATATTTTTGTTTTGACAATGCTAAACGGAAAGAGGGAAGGAACATACTTAGAATTAGGTGCAGGAAGTCCTTTTTATGGAAGTAATACGGCTTTATTGGAGAGGGATTTTAATTGGAAGGGAGTAGCACTTGATCTTGATGAGGCATTTGTAAATTCACATTCGAAAGAAAGAAAAAACCCATGTCTCTTAAAGGATGGAATAACTACAAATTATGAATCTTTATTGGCATCGTTAGATTTTCCAAAAGAAATTGATTATTTACAATTGGATTGCGATCCACCATCAGTAACATATCAAATTCTTTTAACCATTCCATTTGAAAAATATAAGTTTGCGACAATTACTTATGAGCATGATTATTATTGTGACGAAACAAAATCTTATCAAAATAAGTCAAAAAAATATTTGGAAAGTTTTGGATATGTAAGAATTTTTAACAATATTTCACCAGACAATAATAGATCATATGAAGATTGGTGGGTTCATCCCGATTTGATAGATTCTAAAATTATATCAGAATTAATGGTTATTGATGATACTATAAAGAAGGGAGAAGATATTTTTGTATTATGAATAGGAAAAAAATAGCATTTGATATTGGTTCTTGTAAAGGGGAATCTATTGAAAAATTTAAAGATTATGACGAAATTTATTGTTTTGAACCTTGCTCCTTCTCTTTCAAAAAACTTAAAGAAAACTTTGAAAGTGACTCCAGAATAAAATTTTTTAATGTTGCGATATCAAATAAAAATGGATTATCAAAGTTCTATTTTTATTATCATTATGCGTATTCATCATTAAATGAAATTGACAATGAGGGAGAATTTTCCAAATTTTGTGAAGAATTTGATCCTGGATTTGATAAATTGGAAGAAATTGAATTGGTTGAAACTTTAAGATTAGACTATTTCATAAATGAAAATAATATAGATTTTATTGATTATTTAAAAATCGATACTCAAGGAAGTGATTTAAATGTTATTAAATCTTTGGGAAAAATGATTTCTATAGTAGATACTATAGAACTTGAAGTTCAGTTGAAATCGCTATATAAGAATTCACCATCGGAAGAAGATGTATTCAATTATATGGAAGAAAATAATTTCTTTCTTTCTTCCAACGAAAGTAATGGTTTGGGATTAGATGAATTTGAAAGAAAATTAATTTTTAAAAATAAAAATTTGTCTATACCAGTTATTGGAACTGCGGTTGTAAATAGTTCACATTGGGTTAAACGCCTTTTAAAAAGTATTGATTATCCAGTTGAGAACTTTTTTATTGTCAATAATAATGGGAAAGGAGAACTTGATGATGAATTGGAAGAACTTAAAAAAGAAAATAATCCTTATGTAAAAAATATAAAAATTTGTAATTTACCTGGAAATATCGGATGTTCGGGCGCTTGGAATTTAATTATAAAATGCTTTATAATGTCACCATATTGGATTATTGTAAATGATGATGTTGCTTTTGATAAAGGATTTTTAGAAGAGATGGTAAATACTTCAAGAGAAAATTCTGATGCTGGTGTTATTCACGGTCTATCTGGAGATTTTGATGTTGGTAGTTGGGATCTTTTCTTGATAAAAGATTTTGTTATAAAAAAACTTGGTTTGTTTGATGAAAATTGCTATCCAGCATATTGTGAAGATGTGGACTATTTAATGAGATTGATAAATTCAAATACAAAGCGTATCACATCACTAAATTCAAATTATTTTCATGGAGATGGAAACAAAGAAGAGTATTACACTCACGCGAGTCAAACAAGTAAGAAAGATCCAGAATTATCAGTTTTATTAAGATATTCTCATGATCTAAATATGGAATATTTGAATGGTAAATGGGGACCACATTGGAGAGGTTGTAGTCCAAATAAATTACCATTCTTAGATAAAGAAAGATCTTTATCCGAAACTACTTATGATTTGGAATTTTTAAGAAAAAAATATACAGGATTTTAAATTATGGCATTAATATTAAATGGCGATGGGGCACAAATCAATGACAGATCTAAAGGAACACTTTGGGTTGTAGACAATTACTATAAAGATCCTTATGCTATTAGAGATTTTGCCCTACAACAAGAATATGGAGAAGGTGGATTTGGTAGAGGTTTTATGGGAAATAGAACCGGTGAACAATTTATTGTTGATGGTACCAAAGAATCTTTTGAAAGAATAATGGGTAAAAAAATCACTAATTGGACAGAAACATATCAAGTTTGTGGGGTTTTTCAATACTGTACAGCAAAAGATCATTTGGTATACCATGCTGATTCTCAAATGTATGCGGGTGTTGTTTATTTAACTCCGGATGCTCCTTATGAAACTGGAACTTCGTTGATTGCACATAGGAAAACTAGAGTAAGGCACTCAAGTGAACCAGGTGCAGATGAAATGTGGGCAGATGCTGCTCCTACAGGATGTTTTGTGGATTCAACTCCCTGGCAAGAAGTTGATGTAGTTGGAAATGTATTTAACAGATTGGTATTATGGGATGGTCATTGTCCACATACAGCTTCAAAATATTTTGGATTTACTAAAGAGACATCTAGATTATTTCACATATTCTTTTTTGATGTTGAAGAATAATTTATAAATATAAATAAATGTTCTAACCAACAATGGCAAAGATTAAATCACATAAATCAGTTGAGCAAATTGCCAAGAAACATAAGGTTAGTGTATCTGATATTGAAAAGCAACTTGATATTGGTGTTCCCATTGAACACGAACATACCAAAGATAAAGATTTAGCAAAGGATATTGCCTTACAACATCTAGGGGAATTTCCAGACTATTATACCAGACTTTCTAAAATGGAAAAATCAGCAAAGAAACTCAAAGAAGAGCACGAGGAGTCAAGATATTGTCCACTCTGCGATAAGAGGGAAAAAAGATCTGAGTGTAGTTACGGAGAGAATGCTTGGGATAAGGTCTCTGTAAAAGATGAAGAATATTCAATGGCTAGATCTGAACTCAAAACCATTGATGATGCGGTTAAGAAGTTGATGGGTAAAGTTGGAAAAGATGAAGGTAATCTAGAAGCGTGGGTTCAATCTAAAATTACTAAAGCAGCAGACTATATTGACACTGCTGCTGACTATGTCGCAGGAGGAGAAATGAAAGAGTCAAAATCTCCTCTTGTGGATAAAATTATTGATGAAGAAAAGAAAAAAATGAAAGGTGAGGATCCTTGCTGGAAAGGATATGAGATGGTTGGAACTAAGAAAAAAGGTGGTAAAGAAGTTCCCAATTGTGTTCCTAAAGAGTCTGTAACTATTCAAGATGCTGATGGAAATGATTATGTTGAGTTTGTTGATTTAATCACTCCAGAACCTCTTATCTCTGAAGCATCAACTCGTCTTCAGGCACAAACTGGAAATCTAATTGCTGTTCTACTTTCTTGGAGAGGGAAAACTTATTCTATAACGATGTTCTTCCCACAGGTAAAGATGCCTTCAAGAAAAGATGTGGAGGAAGAAATACAAAAGGTATATCCAGGTTCAAGAGTTCTTCAGTTTCACGTAACTACTCTAAAAGGAGACCAACCTATTGTTCAAGTTCAAAATACTAAATCAAAAAATTATCTTTTGAATAATAAAACTATTGGGGAAGAAACGGATATGAAGAAGCGTGCGGAGGAAAATGAAAAAGCACGCAAAGAAATGATGCAGACAAAAGCATATAAAGATATGGTTGCTGCAGTAAGAAAGAAGTTTGATGAAGAAACTGAACTTGATGAAGATGCAGGAATAATCAGTGGTTTGGCGGGACTTGCTCTCGGGGCAAAGGGCGCTTCATATGCAGCAAAGCATAGCAAAAGAATGAGAGATTATCCAAAAAACTTTGTTAAAGGTATTGTTGACCCAAGAACTTATGGTTCCAAAAAGAAAAAAGAGCAAAAAGAAGAGGTTGAAATATCAGAGGGAAAAAAGTCTGAGATGCCTTGTAATAAACCCAAGGCAGAAGCACACGGTTCAGGAGAAACTGGAAAATCTCACGTTGTAAAAGCGTGTGAAGGTGGAAAAGAAAAACTTATTCGTTTCGGACAAAAGGGAGTTAAAGGTTCACCAAAGAAAGAAGGAGAGTCTAAAGAATACGCAAGTCGTCGTCATAGGTTCCAAACCAGACACGCTAAGAATATTGCTAAAGGAAGAATGTCTGCTGCTTATTGGGCAAATAAAGTAAAATGGTAAGATAATTGATATAAAGAGAAAAATATGAGTGATGTATATCTTGGCAATCCCTTATTAAAAAAGGCAAATACACCGATTGAATTTTCTCAGGAGCAAGTCTTAGAATTTATTAATTGTAAAGACGACCCTGTTTACTTTGCAAATAATTATATTAAGATTGTTTCTCTTGATGAGGGTTTGACTCAATTTAAACCTTATGACTTTCAGGAAAGATTAATCAATAGGTTTCACAATAATAGATTTAACATTTGCAAGATGCCACGACAGACTGGAAAGTCTACTACTGTGGTTTCATATCTTTTACACTATCTCATTTTTAATGATAGTGTAAATATTGGTATTCTAGCAAACAAAGCAGCAACAGCAAGAGAATTGTTACAAAGACTTGCAACTGCTTATGAAAACTTGCCAAAATGGATGCAACAGGGTATTATATCTTGGAATAAGGGTTCTATTGAGTTAGAAAATGGCAGTAAGATATTGGCAGCTTCTACATCTGCGTCTGCTGTCCGAGGCATGTCGTTTAATATCCTCTTCCTCGACGAATTCGCTTTCGTTCCAAACCATATTGCAGACTCGTTCTTTGCATCTGTTTATCCTACTATTACTTCTGGCAAAAACACAAAAGTCATAATGGTTTCTACCCCACACGGGATGAACCATTTTTACAGGTATTGGAATGATGCCGAAAAAGGAAAGAATGAATATATTCCAACGGATGTTCATTGGTCAGAAGTTCCTGGAAGAGATGCTGCTTGGAAAGCACAAACAATTGCAAACACTTCAGAACAACAATTTAAAGTTGAGTTTGAGTGTGAGTTTTTGGGGTCTGTTGACACTTTAATCGCACCATCAAAACTTAAATCTTTTGTTTATGAAAATCCCATTATAAGAAATGCTGGATTAGATGTTTATGAACATCCAAAAGAAAATCACGATTATTTAATTACAGTTGATGTTGCTAGAGGAGTGAGTGAAGATTATTCTGCATTTATTGTAATTGATATTACAGAGTTTCCTCACAGAGTTGTTGCGAAGTATAGAAATAATGAAATAAAACCAATGATGTATCCAAACATTATATACGAAGTAGCAAAAAATTACAATAGTGCTTATGTATTATGTGAAGTTAATGACATTGGTGATCAGGTAGCTTCATTACTACATTATGATTTAGAGTATCAGAATATTTTAATGTGCTCAATGAGAGGAAGAGCAGGACAATCTGTTGGACAAGGATTTTCTGGAAAGAAAACTCAGATGGGAGTTAAGATGTCCAAAACCGTTAAGAAGGTCGGAGCACTTAATCTAAAAACAATAATAGAAGAAGATAAACTTATTTTTAATGATTATGAGATTATTGCCGAACTTACAACCTTTGTTTCAAAACATAATTCATTTGAGGCAGAAGAAGGATGTAATGATGACTTGGCAATGTGTTTAGTCATTTATGCTTGGTTAGTTGCTCAAGATTATTTTAAAGAATTGACTGACCAAGATATCAGAAAGAGATTATATGACGAACAAAAAAATCAAATAGAGCAAGATATGGCACCATTCGGATTTATACTCGATGGAGTTAATGATGATAGGTCTTTTGTTGATGATAGTGGGGACAGATGGTATACGGATGAATATGGTGATATGGCATATATGTGGGATTATAGGTAATGGAAATAGACGACGATATTGATGGTCAAATAAAATTAGGTCATTTATTGTTAAATGATAGGAAGTGTAGGTCTTGCGGACAAATCAAAAATCTTTTAGCAAACTTTTATAGAACAAGAAAAAATAGAGGAATGATACCATCATCATACTCATATGAATGTAAAGAATGTACAATAAAAAGAGTAGTTTCTAGTAGGATGGTGTCCAAAGTCTCAGATAAGTGGGAATATCCTGATTGGTAATCCTGTTCATTGACTGTTTCCCCACTGAAACTTTAGGTTTTCCTAAATATTTTTTAGATAAACTGAGATTCAGGAGAAAATTAAATGGCGACTCCTCAATTATCTCCCGGTGTATTAATCAGGGAGGTTGACCTAACAGTAGGAAGAGCTGATAATGTATTAGATAACATTGGTGTTATTGCGGGACCTTTCCCCCTAGGACCAGTTGAGGAACCAATTGATATTACCACAGAGCAAGACTTAATCAATGTCTTTGGTAAGCCTCTTTCAACAGATGCACAGTATGAGTACTGGATGAGTGCATCTTCTTTCCTCTCATATGGAGGAGTTCTTAAGGTTGTAAGAGCAGATGGATCAAATCTGAGAAACGCAAATGTTCTGACTGTTGGAACAGGAAGCACTAACAGCCTCAGAATTAAGAATTTTGATGATTATGAATTAAATTACGCAGATGATATTGCAGATTATATTTTTGCTTCAAAGACACCTGGTTCTTGGGCAAATGGTCTTAAAGTTGCCATAATTGATGATAAGGCAGACCAAATAATTAGTGGAATTAGCACCGCAACATTTACATTTAATGTAGGTGTAACAACTACTGTAACATACACTTCTGTTGCAACTGAAATTGGTGTTACGACAACTGCGGGTATTTTACTCGGAGATGAAGTAAGAGGTAATGAAATTGGAGCGGGAACAACCGTTGTTGGTATTTCCACAGGTCTTATTACCTTATCGCAAGCATCTACAGGAACAAATGGTTTTGTTGAAACTGTAGAATTTGGTTCAACAACAGCATCTGGAGCAGTTCAAGTTGGATTCGCAGTAACCACACCACTTACAAACATAACAGTTGTTGGTGCTGGAGCAACTTCATCTTTCAACGGATATCTAAAAGCAATTGTTACTGGTGTTGGTGAGGACAGTGTTGATGTTAAAATTGTATCCCGCGTAAGTTCTGCTGGTGTTGAGACTCCAATTTCTTACGCAGAAGCAACTCCTGGAAATGCTTTCTTAGCAGATGATTCAATTTCATATGTAAATAACTCAGGAGTTTCTGTTGCCACAACATCAATTCCAGACGGAGGAGTTCTTGATTGGTATGAAGAGCAAACCATCACTTTGACAAATGGCGGATCTGTTTTCTGGAAATCACTTGCTCCAAAACCAGGAACATCCCAGTATGTGGCAGAAAGAAATGGTAAGAGTGATGAAATTCACATTGCTGTTTTTGATGACCTTGGAACAGTTACTGGAGTTAAGGGAAATCTTCTTGAGAAGCACATCGGTCTTTCCAAAGCATCCGATGCTGTAAGTGCCATCAATTCTCCAAGAAAAATTTTCTGGAAGAATTATATTGCTCAATTCTCTGCAAATCTTTATGTTGGAGATAATCCATCGGATGAGGCAAATGATGCAGAAGTTTATTCAACAGTATTCTCATCTGGATTTACTCCAAACACAAATACTCAAGGTTTATGGAACTTAGAGGCACAAGATAGAGAATTCAGTGCTATTGGTAATCAACTATATGTCCTTGCTGGTGGTGTTGATTACAGTTCTGCTGGAGGAATGAAGGCTGAACTTGGTAAGATTATTAATGCCTACAACTTGTTCTCCAATAGAGATGAAATTGCTGTTGACTTCATTATTCAAGGACCTAGTGGTGGAGATGATATTTATGAGTCTCAAGCAAAAGCAGCTCAACTGATTTCTATTGCTAATCAGAGAAAAGATTGTATTGCTGTTGTTTCACCACACAGACAAGGTGTTGTAGACCAAACAAACACCGAGATTCAAACAAATAATATTATTGAGTTCTTTAGTGGAGTTAATAGTTCTTTAGCATCCTCTTCTTATGCTGTATTTGATAGTGGATATAAGTACACCTACGATAGATTTAATAACAGATTCCGCTACATTCCTTGCAACCCAGATGTTGCTGGATTGATGGTAAGAACTGCTATTAATGCTTATCCTTGGTTCTCACCTGCTGGACAACAAAGAGGTATTTTGAATAATGCCGTTAAACTGGCATATAATCCAAATAAGGCACAAAGAGATCGTCTTTATCCTCAAAGAGTTAATGCTATCATTAACCAACCTGGAGTAGGAATTCTACTCTTTGGTGATAAGACCGCACTAGGATATGCATCTGCTTTTGATAGAATCAATGTTCGCCGCCTGTTCTTAACTGTTGAGCAAGCACTCGAAAGAA